ATCAACAACATTCTTATCAGTTGGAATTACAGCAGTATTCCATTTAATCTCAATAGTAGTATCAGTCTTAACTTCTTGTCTCTCTCCATAAACTGGAATTAATTTAGAAGCTAACCACTTGGCTAACTGTACTTTCTCTCTAACAATCATGATGTCTTTGTTAGTGCAATGCTCTAACTCATCCATTGCTTTCTCAATATAAGATTGTGCACCAATACGTCTAGCTTCTTGTATTGAAGCAGAGAAGTCTTTGTGTTCAGCAATCCATTTATAAACCTTAGTCAGACTTGGCATATCCTTCTCTTTAACTATTCTAGCCAAAGGTAATCCAGTCATCAAAAGATGGCAGATCTTATTTGATATTTTGTCTGTTAATACTAGCTCTTTGCTCATTGTATTTAATTATATTATTGGCAGATTTAGCCTTACCTTTTGCGGTTTTAGGACCAGTAGAATAACCTCCATGGACCTTACATCTTATGTTGCCATTCTTCATAAGTATTCCAGGTGCTAGGCATTGTCTCTTGCCTTGCTTTGTTAATGTTTGGCAAACCAGTCTTAATTTCATTGTTGCTAAAATCTGTATTAAAAAAAAAAAGAGAAAAAAAAATAATTAAAACAGTTTCTATTATTCTGTTTTAAAAACAGTTCTTATTATTTTACAGCTCCAAGATAACTTTGCAACTATGATGTTTTAATATTTTATCTTATGTGATTTATTTTTAAAAAATATTTGAGGATAAGTTAATTAACTAAACTTTTTGATTAGTATGTCAACACTTTCTGAAATAATTTTATTTGATAGCTTGTCCAATACTTTATCATACATTCTCTTTACACTTGTTCTATTAATACCGAAATACTTTCCAATTACAGTCCATTTATTTCTATTAGCTCTCATCCAGGAAATCTTACGCATCAATACTGGCTCATCAGAAATATCTTTATCAATCATTAAAAGTAAATCTATTGCAGTATCATAATTTTGCATCTGCTTTGGCGTACCTCTTAATTTTAATTTAGGTTCTAAATGATAACCCCAGTCTTTTTTATCATAATAAGTTTCCAACATCTGATACATGCTAGGACATCTTTTATTTGATGGAGCTCTTATAAATCTTTCGGCTATTGCTGCATCTGCAAGAATATTAATTATGTTACTTCTTACATAAAGATATTGATTTAGATCATGGTCTATTTTTGATAACTTCATCTAGTTTCCATGGATATTTTAATTGTGATTTTTTTATTTTTTTAAGTTCTTCAGTTGGCAATTCTTCTAACTTATCTTGCAATTCGTATTGGTCCAATGTTGGATAAATATATCTTTTTAAAGTTTCTTGCTCTTGTTCACCAAGCTGTTTTAAGTAACCATTTATTGCTCTATATCCTTTGTAAGAACTATTCTGTTTAAAACCAATTTCTTCTAAAAATTTTTTATGACTTGGCATACCGAATATTTTGTATTTATCTTCTTTGATGCTCATTAATGGCAAACCATTAACTTTAATCGTACAAAATTTAACTAAAATTGTTTCAACTTCATGTACTGTTAATTGGTATAGACCAGCAATATTTACTAGCTTTACAAATGCGGTATGTTTTTGAACATTATAATTTTTACAAAGATAATGATAAATTTTAAATTCTTGATCTGTTAATGGTGCTGTTAAAATATTAGGATCTGTTAGATAAAAGTTTGACATAGTCATTTCTCCTTGTAAAATTTTTGTTGTGTTCGTTATCTTCTAAAATCCTTTCAAGTAGGTAAGACTTAGATTGACAAACTGGAATATGTTCCTGGACCTTAAATTCTAAATACTGCAACCATTTATCTAAACTAATGTGATATAAGTCTCCTTGAGATGGTGCTATTCTTCTTACAGAGAGCCTTTCTAAAGGTGCATTATCTGCTTTACCTACAGTTGTGTAATAGATCTCAAAATAAGGTATCTGAAGAGCTATAGAGATTTCCAAATAAGCTTTCTTTGTAAAAAAAGCCTTGGTTTTATATTGGTCGTATTTGTTAAATATTAAATCACCAATAAATAGGCATTTTCCGCAAGCTGGACATTGAGCAATCTTATCAATATCAGTCATGGCGATGCCATTATGCAAGGATCTATGCCATTTACTGTATGGTGTCTTTAAAACCTTTAAATATTGCTCATTTCTAGCCATAAAACCTCACTAAACTGTTCAGATAAGAAGTCAAGACCAATGGTCTATATTATGTTGAAATTCAAGACATAGTTGTTATATAAGTTTCTTATATAAAATATGAGTTTAAAAGCAGAGATACAGACAAAAAAAATTTCCCAGGAATGGTCGCCAAGACCATTAAATAGAGGAGAGCCTTTTGATATTTTAGATTATTCAATTTATTTTAGAGATGCAAAAGTAAATGCAAAAGAACCAGTAAAATGTTTCGTATATTATAAAGTTAAAAAAAAGACGAATGGTTTAAATAAATTATATCGTTTAAAAGAAAATAAAACTGAACCATTAAAATTTAAAGATCAGTATGTTGAGCATGATAATGTTATTTCAAGAACCTTTCAAGGTGATGAAGATTTAGTTTATTCGGAAGTTTTAAAAATATTACCAGACAAAGAATTAGTTAATTTTAATGCTAAATGGACCAATGCAAAACTAGATTTTATTTATGGAGAAGATTTAACAATTTTAGGTAAAGCAATAAAAGATCAAAATAAATCAAAAGCAAAACCAGATCTTGTTGTTGGAAATAAACAAGTTGAAATAAAAGTTAATAGAGAAAAAAAAGAAGTTATTGATCTAGGTTATTTTAATTACAAAAACGAAAACCAAATACTTGCAGATAAAGTTAGATCATCCAATAAAGATATTTCTGAAATTGCAGATGGAGTTGGACTGCATGTTACGATGGTGTCAAAACAAATAAAAGGTTTAAGAGATATAACTAGAGATCATGCTTTCAGATACGCAAAATTTTTTGGTTGTGATCCAGCAGATATTTTATTTGCAGCTCCACAAATTCCAATTTGGTCCACAGTAAATTTTTTAGATTATACTGAACATGATATGCCATTTAATCCTGGAGAATGCGTTGCAATTACTGGTGAAAGAGAGCAAGTTGTAGTTCCAAGAGATATATACAGACCAGATATTAAAGCTGTTAAAGTTAGTTCGCCAGGATCTTATTTAGATGGAATGGTTTTATTTTATTACGCAACATCAGATGTAAAACAAGATTGTTATGGAAGATTATCTATTGTTGGTGATGAAGATGATCTTGATGATGAATTAATGAAAGAATTAAGATTTGGAGAGAAGCAAAGATATTTTGTTGGAATTTTAGAACAGTATAAAGGTAAGACAAAATTATTAAATCCAGATCCTTATGCAAAAGAAAATTTGCCAAAAGAACAAGGAGATATAATTATAAATAATATAACTCCAAATTTTGCATCTCCAATAGTTGGTATTGTAAATCCAAGTCAAATTAAAAAAGATAAACATAGTTCAAAATTATTTAAAGCTAATGAAGAAGTTTTTAAAACAACAAGATTAGATGAACAACTTTACAGACAAGAATTAGAATTAAAAGAAGCTAGATTACAAAAAGAGAAAGATCAGATTGAAGATAAATTAAAAAGAAAACTTCAACAAGAAATTAAGAAGCAAGAAAAACATATTTTAGAATTACAAAAAAAAATAGATGAACAAAATAAAAAAAATATAAGTAATGGAATTATGGATCTTTTTTATAAAGCAGACAATCCAGTAAATAAAAAAAATGTAGATAGATTTGAAAAATTTTTTAATGAAAGTAAAAAAAATAGAGCATGAAGAAAAAAATAAATCCAGCAACTGGTAAAGAAGAATATAGATGCAATCTTCAAGAAGCTGCTGATTATTTATATATGACTATTGGTCAGTTAAAACATAGATACTCAGATAAATCTGCATTTCATGAAAGTTCAATACCTAAAAAAACTTATCTACATGGAATAGGTGGCTTTTGGTTATCCGATTTAGAACATTACAAGAATAATAACATCGGAGAAACTAGACGTAACAAGAAAAAAGTAGATGAAAAAGCTGAAACAGCTGAAGTAATTCCTTTCGCTGAGAAGAAGAAGTAATTTCCCAATATAGACTACTGGTCTATTTTCTGTTGATTAGATAGACAAGATAATTATATGTCGTTTTATATGATTATAAAATCTAATCCAACAAACGAGTTACCAGATCCGTTAGCAATAGAGCTTGAGAAAACACTTCCTCTCTTTGCACAAAAATTAAACATCAATCATTTCTCACCAACACAATTTGTAATTCCAGATGCAGCTTGGTTATTCAAGTATGTATGGATGGACCAAAAGATGAGAAGAGAATTACTTCCATCTAATTCAGCAATGGAAGCTGGAAAAATTGTTGGTGAAGTTTTACAAAAAGTTTACGCAGACACTATTTACAAATTACATCCAACTACAAAAAAAGTTGCACCAACTACAAACATAAAAAATGTTTCAATAGATGCTGCTCTTCAAGAAGAAATAGAAAAATTAAAAGAATATGTTCCTAATGATGAGAAAGATAGCGATAAGAAGCAAAAATATTTAGAAGAAATTCCAGCAGTAGTTAGACATGCAGTAGCTGGATTAAAAGAGCTAGCGGTGGCAAGTCCTATAACTTGCGAAAGGCAAATATCAGTCGATCAACCAGATGGTTTTGTATCTCCTGTCCTCCCAACTGTAGGTCGAATTGATTTTGATTTTGGTATCAATAGTCATGTTATCGGTGATCCTCCAAAAGAGAGTAATCCGACATCCGATTTGTTAGTTTCGGATGAGCCTCCACATAAGATTATTGAACTAAAAACTAAATGGTCAAGGCTTGGCAAAGTTAAGAAGGATGGTAATCGGAGTTTTCTTGTTTCCTCCGTTCCAGCTACCGCTAGTTTTAATCATTGTGTTCAAGTTGCAACTTATGCAGCTCACTATGATTTTAAAATTCCAGTATATTTACTTTATGCAACAAAAGATGGTCATGTAATTTTTGATAGTTCAAATTGTCATCATCTAACAGTAGATGGAATGAAAAAAAATCTACAAATAATGTTTAACACTTTTAGAAGAAGAGAAAAAATTTTAGCATTACATCAGCATTTAACTAAAGACGAAATAATAGAAGAAGCTGCTGGTATGATGGATATGAACCTGGATCATCCATTTGCATGGAATGGTATTCCAACAGAATTAATGAAAGAAGCTAAACTTTTATGGAAACTATCATGAACTTAAAAGATTTTTATATCCAAAGAAAATTGGACCAACGTAATAACCAAATTAAAAGAAGAATTTTATCAGCTCTTTTAATTATAACAATAGGAGTAATAACTTTATGGCTGATATAAAAGATAAGCTAGTCCAGGCTGTTAATGAATTTAAGAAATCATTAGATGGACAAACAATTTCTATACATGGAAAAAATTATGCGACTGTTGCATTAAGAGTTGCAATAGCAAGAAGAGTTCTTGGAACTGCATTAGATATAGTAACAAAAATAGTAAGTATTGATGCTGATACTGTTGTTATGCAAGCAGATATATATGTTGATGGAAAACATGTATCTACTGGACACTCTGAGGAGAAACGAACCGCCTCCAGAATTAATCAAACTTCAGCTTTGGAAAATGCCGAAACGAGTTGTGTAGGTCGAGCATTAGCTTTCTGTTCATTTATTTCAGATGGCATAGCTTCAGCTGAAGAAGTTTCCGCTGCAATAATGCAGCAAGACAAAAAGATCCAACAAGCTTTGAAAGATTTAGAAGCTGTGTCTCACAGAGGATCTTATCAAGAATGGTTATCTAAAAATAAACCAATGTTAAGCGAATTAAAGATTAAAAATCCAATCGCTTACACCACATTTATGGAAGATTTCCAAGTACATAAAACCAATCTGCAAACCAAAGGAGTAATATAATGTCAGATGATTTTAATACCGAAGCTAAAAAAGACAGACCAGATCTTGGAGCTGCTTTTATAGCAACAAATAAAAAATCTCCACAAAGCTACGATATGTCTGGAACTATTGTTGTTGATGGAGTTAAGCATCGATTTGGTGCTTATCAGCAAAAAGCTAAAGCTGGTGGAAAATTAGCTGAAGGAACAGTTTTCTATACTTTCTATAGAGTAGAAAAAGCTGATGATGCTAATGGTGCTGCTGATACAAGCTTTAATCCAGCGGAGTTGGAGGCATAATGAACCCAGATAAATTCAAAAGTGTTGCCATCAATATTAAAACTTATCAATTGCTTGAAGAACTTTCGCAAAAGCGATTTGAGTTACCGATAAGTATGTCAAAGACTGTTGAGTTCTATGTTCAAAAAGGTCATGAAGATTTTAAAGGTAAAGATGCCAAAAAGAGATCTTCATAAAAGATTAGCTGACTTAGAAAAATCCAGAGAAGATCAGTATGGATCATTTGAGGACAATATGGATAAGATTGCCATCTCATGGTCTATACTGCTGGATGAATATCTGGTCCGAGATATTCCAGGTCATCTAGTACCATTACTTTATGCTCAAGCAAAATTAATTAGATCTACCCATAAATTTAAAGAGGATAGTTACGATGATGCTTTAGCTTACATCGTTCAAGCACATGACATGCACAAGAAAAAATCGGAAGCTACCGATAAGTTATTACGAATGGAAACTAAACCAAGAACTAAATGGTAGAGCAACTTTTGAAAAAGACGAAAAATTTAGAACTGAATACAAAGAATATTTAAAAAATGAGTATAGAAAAAGACCAAAGCCAGGAAGTTAAAATACAAACAAATATAATTAAGTTTCCAAATGTAAAAGAAAATCAAGATCTGGTGGAGCAACGCCTTCAACATGCAAAATTAATTCAAACCATTTGTCAAAAAATGGATCATGAAAAATTCGATCAACTGCCTTTATTAGAAGATGAGGTGAAGTTGCTATCAAATCATGGAGAAACAATAGAGTTTCCCAAATACATAGCGGCAAGACTAATTTCGGTACTTGCTACAACAATTAATCAACACTCATTTATGGAGGAATATTTATGAGAAAAAAAAGAGAATGTTATATTTCCTATGATAAGGAAGCATTTCTAAATGAAAAAACTGGTCCAGTTCAAAGACTAGATAACACAGCTTGGTATTTAAAAAAGAAAATGACTAACAATGGTGAAGTTGGATATTTTCTAAATATGCACACTAAATTTCAAGAGATGCCTAATACATGTTTTGCAGCAACAGCTGAGAGAACACCAGAATTAAACGTACCAGAAATTAAAATGCAAATTGCTAAATTTATGGAGGTCCATAATGAAAGTAATTAAAGATCAAAAGTATACAAGTTTTTGTCAGATGCTTGGAGGCAACATGAGGTATTGCAGATTAAAACTTGGCATGCCGCAAAAATCTTTAGCTTATTTTTTAGATGTTAGTCATCAGAATGTACAAAAATATGAAGCTGGAGATATAGTTCCATCAGCATATAGATTAAAACAAATTGCTAAATTTTATAAAGTTACGATGAATGATTTAGTTGATCCAACTTTCATTCATAGATCTACAAAATCAAATGAAGTTTTAGATGCTGCGCCAGGATTTGATGCAACTAGGTATGAGCAATTTGATGATGAATATCCGCCTGGATCTGGTGCTTTAGAAAATGATCCTAAGATGCAAGCAACTTATGATGCAATATTGGAGGACAAATAATGGCTGTATATAAATCTCCATTTTTTCACATCGATATTGAAAAACAAGATTATCCAGATGCTGATTGTAAATATTCAATTACATTATGGCATGAGCCAAAAGTAGGTAAAAGTAGAGAACTTATCGCTGTTTGTTTAAGTGACAATGTTCCAATTCTACAATCTACAAGAAATAAAGGTAATGTTGTTGAAAGTGTTACTAGACCTCATGACATAACATTTCCAACAAAAAAAGATGAAGAAGAAGAATTTATCGGAAAGACAATTATTTCACATGGCAAAAATAATTAAAACAACAACTGGAGAAGCAGCTTTTGTTCTTGAGGAAACTTTTGAAACTGAAGAGAAAGCAACTGAAGGAACAGAGCCTATCTCCCAAGAGGTTAAAGACCTGGAAGTAAAAATTGAAAATACTAAATGGAGAAAAAATAATGAATAAAGTTCCTTATGATCTACCAATAGATAGTAAAGTTCAGAGATTAAAAAGAAGGTATCAAGGATTGAGTAGAGTAGCAGCAGCTATTAATGATCTATATATTTATGGTGTTTATCCTTCTAATTATCCAAATTTAACAACAGTATTGGAACAAGCAAAAGATCATTGCAAACAGATAATAAAAGAAACTAAAGCCGAAATTGCATTTATTGAAAATCCTAATGGCATGTATGACTTAGTCATGGATGAGGTTTTGGAAGATGCAGATAACGACTTACCACATAGAACTAATTATCCAAAAGATGAACCAGACGAAAATTAAAGAAAAAATAATATTAGATAAAGAGCAGCAAAAGATTATTACTGAGCTTGATAAAACTATTGATAAGCTTGAGACAGAGCTAAAAGAAATAAAAAATATAGAAAAAAATCATCAAAGAATAAATGGATTACTGCGTAAAGATGTTGAAAAATATACAAAAGAAAATGAGCAGCTAAAAAAAGAAAACCAAATAATAAGAGAAGGTAACGATTATTTGGGTATTTATAGTGTAAATCTTATCGATCAGATTAAAAAATTAAATGATGATATGACCGAAACTGTAAAAACAGCAGAGCCATTAGTTAGAAAGAACAATAAAAACATAATGTTTATGACTTCTATACAAGGCTTAATTAGGTTTAATAAGAGATTAGACGAAATTTATAAGAAATTGAAAAAAAATTAGCTCCATAGAGCCACAGAGACTGCGATCTTGCAGCCTCCATGACCTTACATACCTAGTTATTTTTTGAAATTACTTGAGAAATTAGATCAGCATTAGTTGCAGTTTCTTTTGCAGCAGCAACTTCCGATCTTGCCTGGTTACTCATAGCAACAAGTTTGTTACCATAAATTCCAGCAGTTGTTGAGAATTGTGTATGACCAACAATGCTCTTAACTTGGTTTTGACTTAGAACTCCGAATTTATTCATAGCAGCAATCAAGTGTGATGCTAATCTATGCCTAAACATTTTAGTTGGAGAACCTTTTAATGGAGAAGAATTAATCACTACATGACCATCTCTTCTACAAGTTATATCAGCTAAACCCATAGCAGCATAAGCTTTCCAAATATGAGCATTAATATATTTATAACCTAATGGTCCATTACCTCTGTCGCTTGGTAATAACCAGATAGAATATTTATAATTTTTTTCTAAATACTCTAACCATTCAGTTAAAAATTTAGCAGCATTAGCATCAATAGGAATTGATCTTCTACTACCTCTATTTTTAGTTTGATTTAGATAACCACCTTCAGATGGAATATATACACCTTTAATATGCAGCAACATATTATCCAGATCTACATTTGCTTTCTTTAATGCAGATAATTCAGAGGCTCTTAATCCAAACAGAAACAACAAACAAACAATAGCAAAAGTATTTGTGCTGCTTGTATTTTTGCCAAACTCTGATTTTAATTGGAGCAACATCTGAAGGATCTTTGCATCATCAAGTATTTCTACTTCTTTTGTATATCTAGCATCATCATCTTTTGGCTTTATGTAACCAAATTTATGAGCCTGGAAAGTAGTCATACTCATGTTAGGATTTAATCCATCAGCATTAGCTTCTCTTAAAAAATACTTAATATCTTTAACAGTATTAATTAGAGATTTATATGGAACTCCATCATCACTAGCAGCGATAAGAAATTCCTTCATGTGCTTATTGCCAAACTCAGATAGCAAGATATTATGATCCATATATTTCTTAATACGCAATCTGTATGTGGTGTCGTATCTATTAGCAGATGCTTGTCTAATACCTTTGTCAGCAGAATTTTCATTCTTTTTAGCCTCTGCAAAATTAGCAAAAGCATCGACAAATCTTAGACCTCCAACAGCAACTTGATTAACCTTGTTGTTCTTTACAGCTTCAGCAGCATCAAGATTTGCCATAAACTGCTTTGCTTCCGTCTTAGTAGCAAATGGAAAATTGCTCATAGTTTTACGATCTTCCTTTCTAAGAACAATCCATTTACCTCTTTTTGGTGTTACTCTATATATTGACATATATATTCTTCTAAAGTTCAGAGCTAATTAATCAAGGTCAACTACTCTAAATATAACTAGCAGTAGTTGTTGCACCGCAAATGGTGGTGCAGCAATGGTGCAAGAATATAAAAACCTAGAGTTGATCCTATAAAATCTGAACATTTAGCCTTTCATTGTTAGTTGTTTAATTTAACAACTTGAGGCTGATCTTTTGGCGAAGTTAACAGTCAACTGCTCTACCAACTGAGCTACCGAGGAATGTTCAAGACAAGCAATACTTATTTCAAATAATTATTTTTGTCAAAAACTTTCGGTGCAAAAATGGTGCAAGTTTTAAACTATAAAACCAAATCACAGCTCCAAGTTATTTACTCTATAACATGAAATAGGAAAATCTTATAGCTCTTTTGCACCGCTATTTTAGATTCTTTTTAGAGGTGTATTAGTATTTTTTTTTCTTATTTTGCTTTTTAGCCTTCTTAGCTTTTTTCTTTTTTTTATACATTTTTATTCCTTGTATGTTTAGCCTGGCAATCTTTATCTGGTGGATAGCCTGGAGTTTGTAATCTGCAAAATCTAAAACCTTTAGCATCACATACAAAGCTTTCGGTTAAAGTTCCGCAATAATCGCACTTAACAGCTATGACTAGCTTTCTGCTTTTTCGCATTTTTATTTGATTTAATTTAAACTTGAGATGCTGATAATTTTGCCATCTTTAACAACAGCTTTTACTTTGCTGCATTTATAGTCAGCATTAGAGTTTCTGGTTGCAATTCGTTTTTTTGATAAACAAGTCTTAAAGTTAGGCATAAGCAAATGTTCTTTTAATTCTGGTGGATTACCCAGATACATCATTAGAGCTATGACTATTTCCATTTTCTCTTACCTTGTCTTTGAGTTTTTCTATGTCTCTCAGAGCCTTAGATAGCTGCTCTTCAAGATGATCTAGTTTAATTTGTGTGTGAATATTTTGGTCTATACTTTCTTGTTGCTTATCTGTCTGTTTAAATAACTCTTCCAAAAGCATAAAAATCTCTAAATTTTTTGGAGTTTGTTCAGCCTTTTTTAGTAGGTCTGAACTCATTAATTGATCTTGAGTTTCTAAGCTTGTTATTCTGTTTTGAAGATTACTAAAAGCATATACTGTTGAAATAATTATAGAGATTATGACAACAAAATTAGCGATAGGTATATTTAATCTAGTTTTATCAGAGACAGATATTTGATCTTTCATCTATTCTTACCTCTTAGATAATGCTTAGATGGCTCATAGTTCCATCTCTTACCATGATGACCTCTAATATCAGCATAAGCCATACGCAGCCTTACAATGATTTTTAATAGAGTTCTCATCTTCCTTGTCCTTTGTATCTAGTATTTTTTTGTTGTCGTTTTTCTGATTTATTTTTTGATTTTTTATGTTGTCCAGGTCCTCTTTTTTTAGGCTTGTCTCTAACGACAAAATCCTTGAACTTTCTTGCCATTACTTTTTACGAATAAGATCCATTCCTGGTTTTAATCCATAGATAGATCCAAATATCCCAAGAACTAACCATTTATAAAATTCTGGAAAATTATTAAAATATTCAAAGAACAAATCTAATTTATCTTTAGCTTGTGGATCTCCAGAAAAAACACTCCAGGCTAAAACTACTATCGGCAAAATAACAACTAATAAAACTATGTCGTCTTTTATTCCTTGGTCATTCGATTTTCTAACAGCAGTTTGATATTCAATTTCTCCAGCTGCCATCTTTGCCATGTGGTTTTTAGCAGCTACACTTTGTAATTGTTCAGCTTCTTTTTTATTTTTATAAACTTCAGCTCCAGTTTTAAGAGCCATTTTTGCAAGTGAAAACCAAATCATGAATATAACCAACAGTTAGGTCTTGCATCAAAGCCAAGATCATTATTTAATAAATCGATATGGATAAAAGTTTTAGCAATTCCTAATCCAGTTACTTTGTCTGCAAAATAAGATAAGATTTGTTTTCTATGTTGAGAGTTAGAAACATGTATATCAACCGCATATCCAGTCGTATGAGGTCCAGAGATGCCAGTAGAGGAGACTTTACTGTTATGATCGCTGCATCTATAAGCTGAAGTAATCATCAATGGTCCTAGAGCTTCTCTGGCGGTCTGAAGCATATCTACAAGCTCAGATGCAATCTCTAATCTGTTGCAACAACTACATCTAAATTCATCTGGTTTAAAGTTACACCAATTCTCTTGCCAATCGCTTGGCTCTCTAATCATTGTCATTTAAGTTCCTATTTTATGTTGAAATAACCGATGCAAGTTGCAGCAATAGTTCCTAAGAATACTAATACTGCTACTATGCCTTTGCCTTTTGATACACTATCGGAAAGTGTATCTACTTTTTTCTCTAATCTTTGGATTGATTTTAATAAACTTTCCATCCGTTCCGAACATAGACGTTCATGTGAACTAAGTCTTATACCCAAACTTTGTTGAGTAATTGATGAAGCAGACTTTTTAGGCATTAGTCTTTTTTATCTTCAACTTCCTCATCTTTAGGAAGTTCAGCTTTTAGCAACTCAGTATATTTACCTTTTAATATTGCTAAGTCTTGAGCTTCTAAAGTAAGCTGTTGTTCTTTGACACTAATATTTTGTAATTTACCTAAATATAATTTGCCATTATCAGATAACTTATCGCTATCGTAATCTTTATCGTCAAATTTAAAGTTCATTACCACTCCTTAGTTTTAGACACAGTAACTGGATTTTTTTCTGCTTCTATCTGTGCATCAAGTTTAGCTTTCATTTCAGCT